CCAAGAACACCACAAGAAAAATGTGTGGGAGGAGATGTTACAAGAACAAGAAGAAATTGAAAACGCAATCATTGATCTCAACTCTAAAGTTAAAGACACAGAAAAAAGACTAGGTGAAATCAACTCTGTCGTTGAGGATATTAATAAACTAGAAAAGGGTATATCAGAAAAACAGAACCAGATCAGCGTATCTTCGCAGTACACAAGAAAAATTCAAAACGACATTGAGTCTATTCTTACTGAAGGTTCCGAGGTACAAGAATCAAAGGACGAATTGCAACAATTACTAGGTGAGGGTAAGGTTCATGTTGAGAGAAGAAAAGAACTCATAGAAGACAAACATTACCTTGCAATTGCATCTACTTTGTTAAAGGACAGTGGTATAAAATCAAAGATCATCAAGCACTACTTACCAATCATGAACAAGTTGATCAACAAGTATCTGGCAGATATGGATTTCTTTTGTCAGTTTAATCTCGATGAAAACTTTGATGAAACAATCAAGAGTCGTCACCGTGATGAGTTCTCGTATCATAGTTTCAGTGAAGGTGAACGTTTAAGAATTGATCTGTCCCTTCTTCTTGCGTGGCGTGAAATTGCACGACTTAAGAATAGTGTAAACTGTAACCTGTTGATTCTTGATGAAGTATTTGATTCAAGTCTCGACGCAGTTGGTACTGAAGAGTTTTTGAAACTCTTAACATCATTTGGAAGTCGTGCTAACATATTTGTAATAAGCCATAAGTCTGATACGATGACGGACAAGTTTCAGAACCATATTGTCTTTGAAAAGAAAAACAACTTCAGTAGGATAAAGTAGTATGTGTATATTTGGTAATGAAGACACAAAAAAATGTGCAAAGTGTAATAAAGAACTTTCTTTAGATAATTATGGTGCTGCTAGTGGAGGAAATTACACAAGAAGTGAATGTAAGCAGTGTTTAG